AACTGCAACCAACCCATCATCGTCCAGCCACCGTACACACCAATCTCGAGGATGTTCAGCGGGGGCTGCATGAACGTGCTTAGAATCAAATGAGAGATTGAATACTCCCAATGATCCTGTGACATCCCTCCCATGTCACGATACAAACGACTAGGGATAAACCCTTGATTCAACAACCAGTGCCGATCAGGTGCACAATCACGCTCGTCCGACATTGTCGAAATACCTCATGATTTCGTTGATCTCATCACCCTTGATGCGATTCATGATCGCATACGTCTCTGTACCCGTCTCCTCTGGTGTCTTTCCTCCAGTAGCCTCCTGCCAAGCTTCTACACTATGATACGCAGGTATGCCCTGTGGCAGCATATGCGTCGCTCCTCCGAAGTAATGCACACGAGGTTGGCCTGGTAACGTGATTACCGCGTAGCCTAACTTCCACGCCATATACCCCGCGTACTCGTCGAGCCGCCACGTACACTGGGGCCAGCCACCCATTGCTTGCCACAATCTACGGTTAATTGAGAAACCAGCCCCGTTGAGGTTTACGTACTTCCTTGGTAGACCATTTGCGTTCCAGTGCTTGTTTTGCTGCACTGTCTTAAGGAACTCGACGTCCCAGATAGCTTCTCTCTCACTAGTGAGGTCCGTCGCGTTCCAGTAAGGAGCTTGGATACCACCGATATACGAACGCCCATACGCCAACACCCCTGCGTACTCGTTCCAAAGTCCACCCTTCGTAAACGCCACGTCATCGGGGACGTAGATCATCCAGTCCTCATTGGTCTTCTCCATGAGGTGCTGGATGCTACCTTGCATACAGACCCACCTATGTGTAGTGTAGAACGCTGTGATCCACGGTCGTTTCACTACTTCCTTGTAGTTGAGCGTTACCACAGGACGATCATCATGTGGACTACAGTCCTCAACTACATAGACTGGCACATCAGGTAGGCCAGCCCACTCCATGTTGTCCAGCAACTTAACCAAGCGTGCCGGATTACGGTACGTCGTGATTCCGATTGCAACTCTCATCGTCGTAAGGTGAAGGAGTCAGTACGCCACGTCACCAGGAGATCTACCCACACCACGCAGCGCACTGACTCCTTCAGTTCTCCTTTCTTACTCAGCCAGGAGTCAGACCACCCTCAGTGATCATATCGACCCTTACCGAGCGAAGAATCAAGTCACCGACGCCATTGGGCGATTGTCCGGTGACAACCAGATTCCAGTCGTTTCGAACGTCCGTCGTCTCCGACACCCTTGAACCGCCAGCCACGGTGGTTGGAGCAAGGAGCCAGCCGTAGCCTTCCCACCCACCAGTGGACTCGTCCACCAGGAACATACTGGCATCGAACAGCCAGTTGTTGCCGTTGGCACTAGCACCACCATCGGCAATGAGCGTTCCAGCCAGTGTATTACGGCGGAGGCGTATGGTCTTCGTCCCACCTGCGCCACCCACGGTGGCGATCACGCGAATACGAAGCCCTTTACCTTTCGTGTTGATCACACCTCCAGGGATCTCGAGAGTCAGAAGCGACGCCTCGATGGTCCCAGGGGTTGCGAGCGCGAGACCCACCCGGTTGTGGAGGGTCCCGTTTAGGCTCATAGGCCGCCGGCTCACACCGGCGTCGACCATGTTGGTTCCGTAGTGCCTGTTGATGGCCATTGGAACCTCCTACCCGCCGAGGGAGCCGAAGGTCCCTCGCCACTCGCCGACACCGACGGAGAAGCGCTGAGTACCCTTGTACTTCGCGTCTCCCGTGTCGAAGTCCTCTCCGGTGTAGAAGCGGAGTGCCCTGCGCTCGACGAACTGCAGGTCGTGCTCCCCTTTGTCTGCCGTGAGGAACCAGCTGTTGCTGTTGGTCAGATACCGACAGCCGTTCGGGAAGGCCATCATCAGACCATCCTGGCGAATGGGGTTGATGGCATTCACGTTGCTATCAGGGCGGAACTCGCTGCCGAGCAGCTCTCTTCCCACCTGCTTCAGGTTCGGTGGGCAGATGAGCCATTTGGCCGCGACGTCGACGGGATATCCCATCTCGTCCACCAGGTTGTCGAACAGCAACACGGCGGCTTCCAGCGATGCGATCGCCAGATCCATGTCCGTGGCGCTTCTGTTCGCCAACGTCCCACCACCCAGCAGGGTGTGAGCCGTGTTGAACAGTGTCTCGTTGACTCCGTTCTTCGGGAAACCGAAGACCGTAGTGAAACCGAGGTTCAGCAGGTTGAAGAACCGGACCTCTCTCACGATACGTCCGGCCTTGCCAAGCTGCTTCGGCATCTTGACCATCTGGCCGTAGAGGTCGTCTTCCCACATCTCTTCCGTGACGCGGAAGCCCGCACCGAAAGCGACGTGAGTGTAGCGTACCTTCCCACCCTGCGCAGGGGTCTGGAAGATGATCGGAGTCCCCTCGGCCTTCGCCGTCATCTGGGCGATACCGATGAGCTCGGCGTCCTCTTCGTACGCCCGCTCGCTCTTCTTCACGTTGGCGATCTTCATGTACTGCTCAGGCGTCGCCTTGTAGCTGTCGAAGAAGAACTTGCGGAAACCCGGTGCCAGGAGGAAGGGGAAGTTAGCAGTGTTTGTAGGCATGTCCCTCTCCCCCTCAGCTCGTCGAACTCAGCGCACTGAAGCGCTGGCTGAAGATGAACAACAGCCGGCCCTGGATGTCGCCGATCACGTCTTCGCCGAGGTAGTACCCGACGATGATCACGCGGCCGCTGGTGCCTACTGCTGTCTTGTCGATGTGCCAGAGCGTCCCAACCTTGATGAGACCGAAGATCCCACCGAGGTCGGTCAGTGCCGTGACCTGTGCAGTGCTCACGTTTGCTCTGAACACGGTGTCGTCGTTCGCTACGTTGATGCGTGCATTACTGTTCGCAGCAACGGCGTCGTTCGAAGCATCTGCCTCTGCGACTCCGAGAATGGCTACTGGATTGGGGCTTGTTGCCTCGATCACGTGACCAGAGGCATTCCTCACCAGTATCGCGCCGTTCTTGTACGTCTGGTTCGCCGCTTCCGGATGAACCAACGTGTACGGGTTGTTCCCGGAGACCGTATAGGCAGCCTCGATGCGACGCAAGGTGATAGTCGCCATCGATCACTCCTTCCTGTCTCGCCACGAAGGACGCCGCGCACCCTCGACCATTGGGTCCGCTGCGAGCTCCGTAGCCATGTCCTCTTCGGAGTATCCCTTACCGTACCCCTTTCCCTCGCGGTCCGGACTCGCTGCGTGCTCCTCGATGACGAGGTCGTCGCGGCCCGTTGCGCGTTGGATCGCATGGCGGTAAGAGGACATGATACCGCTCGTCCTACGAACGATACGCTCATTCTCCTGCGCGACCAACCGGTCATGGTTCTCCTGGCTGGTCTCGAGAAGGACGAGATCTCCGAAGCGGATCGTTTCGTCCACATTCATCCCCTTCTTCATCCGTGTGCTCTCTCCAAGAGCAGACTTCACGTCGGGGTCGATGCAGACGTCATATCCGTCGAGCCTCCGCATGAGGAGATTCTTCGGCTCATCTCGCCCCCACCGGTAGTACTTCCCAGGCTTCTTCCCAAGAATCACCGAGGCGTCGAACTGAACCTTATCTGCCTCATCACGGAGGACTTGCACCTGGTCCATGTGCTATTCCTCCTTGTACTTCATGTATTCTTCGTCGGACAGGCCGAGGCCCTTTGCGACCTGTTTTTCGATGTCGCTAAGTGAACGCTGTTGTGTCTTTGGCCCACGCTCACCCGCGGTTCCAGCCTCGACGAAGTGTGTCTTCTCTTTCTCTCTCTCCCTCCGGATACCCTTCTGAATTTCTTTAGTCAGGTTATCCGGTTTGGCACGTACCCACCTTAGCGCAGCATCGTACGCATCGGCAGACGCCCGGTGTTCTGGACCGAAGTCCTTGAGGAAGGCATCTACATCCTCCATGTAATCGGTGATGAGTTCCTTCCCCTCGGGTGAGGCACTCAGCCTCGTAACAAACAACTCCCGATTCGTTCGGCCTTGCTGTTCGAGGAAGCCCTGTACCAGTGGACCAGTACGAGTACGATAGTGCTCGTCCAGTACTGATGCTGGGTCCTCTGCAATTCTCTCACGAAGGCGCTGACGCACCTCCTCTTCGTTTGGCGGCGCCCCACCTCCTGGAGCAGCACCACCACGATTTGCTACCTGCTGCAGGCGATCAGTGAGTGTATTCACGAACTGCTCAGCTTCCTGAGCTCTCCTCACCGCGCCTGTCGAAACCTTACGAAGCTCGACGTTCTCCGCTTCTATCGCAGCGAGACGATCCTCGACTGTTGGTTGCTTAGCTTCCCCCTCGCCAGGCTTTACCTGTTCACCGGCGCCAGGTTCCCCGCCGCCCTCACTCGGCTTCTGGTCAGGAATTGACCGGTTCTCGTTGCCTTGCTCGTTACCAGCCTGCTGTCCGTCTTGCTCACCCATTAGCTCATCTCCTCGCTTGGTTCTCTTCTAAGAACCTCTGTTTGCCGGATTAGTTCCGGAACGAAGTCGTTCATCGCGCGTAAGTACCGTACGAGTGCACGGGCCTCAAGAAACGCCTCCCACGTCTTCGCCTCCTCCATTTCCTCTAGCGCCGCCTCGAGTAAACTGGCTGTATAGTTGCGCCATAGCCGCCAGGCGCCCGTCTGCGACACCTCCAGGAGCACCTGAAGGAGCTCCGCCAATTCCTGCTTGCTCTGTCTGCTCATCTTCTGTCAACCCCGGGACGATTACGTCCACGTCCTTGACGTCAAAGGATTGTACGATCTTCTTCATCAGGTGCTCTCCACCCTTTGCTTCTCTGATTAGAAGCTCGCGGAATTCACCTGGAGCCTGTGGGTTCATAATGCCCATGGCCAGTTGAGCTAGACCACCGTAATACCTTTCAGTGACCCCCATCAACGCCATGAGCTCTTGCCGTTCTACGCTTCTGTTGATCGTTGCTGTGCTCGCCGTTACATCAACGGCCAATCGAGCGACGTCGAAGTCTGGTGGGAGATGGAGAACCTGCTCAGTCATCATCCCACCCGAGCCCTGCACGAAGTACATCATCCCCTGTGGGCGGAACATCTGGTTGAAGAGGATGATTGTTCGACCGATGTCACTTAGCACCTCTCGAGCGTCGCGGATGTTCAAGTCGAAGCGCCTATTACCCTCCTGAATGATAGCTAATGTCCCCGTCGCTGTAGCTCGGCTACCTGCAACACTCGACTCACGGCCGAGTTGGTAGTCACTAACTGCACTGGCACGCTCTGCATAGCTGAGGGCTCGCATCTCCAGTATGCCGGAGCTCGGGTAGATGTCTCCCATCGCATACGGGAGCAAATCCTCCTTAGGGTTATTGCTCGGTACCACGCGTCCTGGCCAGACCTGAAAACCGCTACGTACCACACTCTTTTTTCCAACGAAGAAGCGCGTATTAGCCAACGTGCCATTGTCGACCTGTTGCCTGTGGAGTGTACCGATCTCTTGCTGGAGGTAGTAGAGACGAGGAGCGATACCCATCCCCTTCAACTTACCCTCCCTCATGATGAACTGAGCTTTCTTTAGAAAGCGCGCACCATAAGGGTTGAAGACTCCCCTGACGATCTTGCGAGACGGGCGGTGAAATGTGATGACCATAGGGATCGGCACGCGAGGTCCACCCCACCGCCAATCCAACTGAATCTCGTACAGTGTGTTGGTCTTCTTCCTATCGAAGCTCCTTGACTGCATCCCCTCCCGCATACCCATATTCTCTGGCGTGCGAGGGTCGTCATCTTTACTCTTGATCACATCATCGACGAAGCCGTAGAACCCGTCTTCCTTCCTCATCCACATCTGATTGTCGGTGAGGCGGATGATATGAGCTACCCACTCTGCTTGCGTCTCATCCTCCATACCCGCTTGCACAACGACGTCGCGGTTGAGAATGTGGTAGACGTTCGGACGGCGAATCAGACGTGGAGAGTAGATTGGTACGCCAAACTCGTTGATGCGGTACTCTCCCTTCGTAAACACTTCCCAACAGACCTTGTACCACGACCAGCCGTACTTGGACAACTCGATGAAGTTACTTCGACAAGCCTTGTAGAGGTCGAACTCGTTCTTACGTGACCAGTCCATCTGAGACTCGAGGGGCTTGGCGACGAGATCCATTTCCTTGCTTAACGCCTTCATCGTCCAGAATGGATCTGGCGCGAAGATCGTGTTCATCATTCTCGCGACGATGCTATCTACCGCGTTGGAAATGACGGGAATCTCGATGTTTGCCGCACCCGGCCAAGGGAACGTTCTTTTCTTCGTTTTCGGTTCAGCGAGATAGGCGTTATCCCACTCGCTCATGCTATTGAGGAGATCCTCGTGGTCGTAGAGTGCCTCCTCAATCTCACGATCAAGGTAGGTAGTGAGCTCAGCGAGCTCGGCTTCAGTAAACGGGACTGTTTGTCCTGGGTGCATAGTTCCTACCGCGTTAATAGATAAACGCGTATTCCCACTCGTAGTATTCCCCAGCAGTAAGTGGGGTTACCGTTGTGAGAAGGGTTATAAAAGCAGGGAGGAGGTCAACTAAAGTAGCAAGAACTGGTAGTGCTCTTGTATTAGCTGACACCGGGGTTACCACTAAACTCTTGACTGGACGTGGGCTGGCAACGAGTAGCTGAACACCCCACACCAAACCAAGGATAGCTCCAGAACCAGCAACGACTCCTACTGTTGCTACATCTATACTACCAGTCAAGTACGCTGCACCAGGAGTTATGACCCCCGTGCCTGTTCCTGTAATGATAGTATAGTGTACACCAAGAACTACCTGCGGGTAAAGGGAGAGGACTCTAGTCTCAACCCCACTACTCTCTTCACTACTAGGGACTGGCTGCTTCGCCCGTCTTCTGTTCTCATTTGGTCTCTTCAGTATGGCGAGATTGTCGCTGGCCGTTCGCTCATCATTACACAACCTATCGACGAGCCGGCCCGTGCGGTAATGCCTCATGAGCTCGGACTCAGGAAAGTCTAACCCACAGATACTACACTGACTAACCGGCTCGTAGATAGGGAACGTCATGTCGGGGCGAGGTCAGCAGGGATCAGTAGCGCATCGCTCCGCCCTTACCCTTGACCTTCTTCCCCTTCTTCGCTTTCTTCTTTGACATAACTGCCTCCTTTCTATCAGCGTCGAGGTCATCCTCGTACGCGAATCTTGCGTTCATGGAGCTCACGCTGGAGTCTCTTCTTTTGCTCCACCGTCAATGGGCTGCCGCTTGAAAGCAAGTAACGAACCTGCTTCTTCGTCTTCGTGTGCATCGCTTGCTTTACCGCTCGACTACTCATCTGTACGCCCTCGCCAACATCGCTAACACGATGATGAGTGCGGCAGCGACGATAAAGTCGGCGATCACGTCAATACCCTTTTGCTGCTTTCTTCTTTCCCCCGCTGCCACGAGCGCGCATCCCCTCACTCGGCTGGTACTGCTTCCTTGCCTTTACCGCGAGGCCATTACTGATGTTCTCTTCCCCACGGTAAGGTTTCCCTTTCCCTTTCATCTTTGACACGACCGTCGCCATGTTGTTCCCCTTCTCAACCGAATCGGGCTCGATCTGCTGGTATACCAACGCCCATGAGCATCTGGCTTGCCATCTCGGGGGTGAGGAACTGAGTCATCCCACTCGCGAGAGCCATGCGGTTGATCCCTTCCGTCTCCTCAGCGAGTCCAACGCCACCGCCGGGTCCTCGCTTACCTCCCCCTTGCATGATCTGGCCCAACATCGCACGTGTGTTGGGGCTCATCTTCCCGTCTGCAGCCATGAGGCCGGCGTACTTGCTACCGAGGTTACTAAGCTCCTTCATCACAGCTGGGTCCTTCATGACATTGCGGAAGGCTTCCATGAAGCCACTACCGCCCCCTGATGTACTACCTACTCCACCTGGAACAGCACCGCCACCCTCGAAGGCCATGCTAGTGTTAGATGCACCAGCGTCAGCAGAAAACGGCACCGTTGCTTGTCCTGCACTTGGATCGACCCCCGCGGTAGTTCCCATACTCATAGCTGTTCTCCGTTAGTAGCCTGTATATTCGTTTGCACCGCGCATGGCTTCCATCGCGATGTTGGCCTCTTGGTCGACGTAATTCTCTTGCTCCTTAGGATCGCCGTCGAGTGTGTCAAACTCCCACTGCTCATCCCCATATGCCGTCGCGTCGAGCAGGTCACAGACCTGGCCATTGGGGAAAGCACGGAACTCGTTGAGCCATTCCTCATGCACCTCGGCGTTGACCCAGTACTTATTTCGCTTCAGTACTGGAGCCAACTTGCCGTAGATCCGGTTCTCCTTACGCACACCAGTATCTGGCTTGAACTCAACGATATTAAGCCATCGGCGACGACGTTCTGCCTCCGCTTCGATAACTGGCTTAAGTATCCGTTGATAAGCAACTGCCTCAACACCGATGCTGACTGGATTGTACAGCTCGTCGAATTCGAACAGCTTGTTGATCATCTTGAACGGATCACACCGCTCAGCCCATGCTTCAAGTAAGAAGACACGGCCGCTTTCATGGACACCATCAACGATGACTGCCGTACGCGCAGCACCTCGCTTCTCACTGATGGCTGGATCTACACGGACGTAACACGTCAAGTCTTTCGGGTCTATCCGAGCAGTCCCATCACCAGAGCGTGGCGCAATCTTACCAGAGTCCCAAACCCACCAGCCGAGGTCCTTTTCCGCAAAGCCACCTGACTCAGGGTCGTTTGGTTTGCACTCGTATTGGCAAGAGAATTTAAACGGCCCAACTTTACGACGAAGCCGCTCGAGAGCATCACGTGAGAAGCGCTCTTTCCAAACAGGCTCCCCGTAAGAATCGTAGCAACTTCGGAAGAAGAGGTCGATGTCCTTCTCGTGCTCCCGAATCCACTGGTCAAGGTCGTAAATACCCCACGGGGTACCGAAGTTATGAATCTCCCCTGTTACGGGGTGATCAAGAAGAGACTCGGCGTATTGGTAAAAGTCGATTGTCTTCCTCATCACCTCTGCTGACTCGCTGGCGTCCTTACCAACAAGGTCGTCGAGCTTGATTAGGTTGTAGTGGCGAGAGACGACAGCACCACCAACTCCTATCGACTCGACGGTGGATTCATTGTAGTCATCAACGCGAGGGACAACCATCTCCGTTTCAGACCACTTAGTCTTCTTACTCTCATCCCACCAAATCACCTCAGGGAAGAGCCAGCGGAATACCTGATTCCTATCCCAAATCGCTTCAAGCCGACGGAGGAAGTGGCTCGAGTTAGTCGCTGTCTCATTACCGAGCAAGATGCGGATGTTAGGATTCTTCGCAATCCTACGGCATGAATCGGTAATGGTCCAGATGCTCGTCTTCAGATGATCCCGTGGTACAACCCCATGCTTATGAGTGCAACCATTCTCAATCCACTTACACATCTGGTAATGTAAACGTGGAGTGAGGTCGCGGAAGCCAATAACCGACTTCGCCATGAAGTATGATGAAGCGAGGGCAGCGTCGCGTAACTGTAAACGATTCTCATCGTTAACCGCGCTATCTGGTAGGATGAGGCTATCAGGAACCTGCATGCCCATCCTCATCTGAACTGCACTCGGGGTCGTAATCCTCGGTGCTACTCAGGGGAGGGCCAGGGAGCTCTACGTGCGGCTCGCCACGAGGGGTCACGTCAACTATGTCGGATTTCTCCGATTCCCTCAACGCACGGAGCTCCCTAGCCGCATCTGCTAACGCTACAGCGGCCTCGGGTGTTATCGAACCCTGGCCGTAGTTGTACACCTTCGTCGGTGCGCGGTACCCCGCTCTGTCAAGAATATCACGCGCACTGAATGTGACACCCATCGCCGCACGAACACGTGTTTGTGGCTTAAGGTCGTCGTCCTTGACGAAGTCCGCCATCTGTTCAAGCGACTCACACTGTAATGAGAAAGCTCGTGTAGCCTTCGCCTTAAACGCTGCATTAAGATCCTTAACCCCGTCAGACAAACTATCAGAAGCTACCCCGTGAACCAAGAGCGCAAAGCGAGCAACACGAGGCCGAGCGAGGACTGCCTCAATGTACCCCGGCTGCATCTCGAGCACATATGCAATCACAGCAGGCTGAGCCCCAGCAACATGCATCAATGCAATCCGCCGCTCTACCGGCTCGAGTTCACGATAGTCAGGTTCTCGTGACATCCTAACGAAGCCTCCAACATCAACGGGTTAAGCGTGTGATGCGACCCTACCACTGTACCTGCAAAAAGCTTGCCATACTAGATATTAGCCTAACCCTCGGTCAGGAATTGACCAAGTGTAGAGTGGTTGTAACTGCAACGTGTTCGGTAAGAAACTGAAAATTAGTGTGCGATTTGATAA